TGTCGCTCACCCTTGTTAATTTTTTAGGAGGGTAACTTGGGTGTGTTAGAAATAAAACGTCAGCAGATTGCGTAAATCTTACTTCTCCAACCTCATCAAAAGTGTAAGGAGATGATATTTCGACAGGACTTCCACCATCAACAAGTTGTCCACCGTCTCTGTAAAATCTGATATAATTTTCTCCGAACTCTAAAGCTTGTAACATACATGTTATTACCTTGCAACATTCCAAGACCGTTCTTGTTTAGTTCTATATTTCCTGCTAGTTCTGGTGATAACACCCCAGCAGCAAAACTAAATGTTGATATAGATGTTGACATATGTTAAGCTCCTCCTCTTGCCTCTACGTATTTATTATTTGTATCGAATGACTCGTCTTCCTGTGTTGTTGAGCTTATCATAGCATCTGATTTTGCTACCATTAGTTCTTTCAACAATAATTCTCTATCTGTTTTTTCTAGCTTATATATATTAGCAAGCTGCCTTGCTAGTTCATAAGCGAAGTATTCTACAAACAGTGGGTCTAGCACATTATTTGTTTTTACTGTTCTTATACAGGTGGCAAAGTCTATCTCGATAGTTGTATGAATTTGTTTTGTTAATCCATCTGATGATGTCATAACTTTAAATATAGTCGTATCAGAGCCAGTATTGATGTCGGTATATGACATATTTTCAATAGATACTTTAGACACCTCTAAAACATCACCTGGCACTTGATACACATAGTCAAATCCGTCAGCCGCTTCTACCTCTAACAAAGATACAGCAACAGGCCTCTCTGAAAACCACCACGGAAATGATTGCGTAACTCTTTTAAGCGTAGGAGAATATATCTTTCTTAATCTCCTGGCTAGTGTACTGTTATCTGTTTCAAGATTAACAATAGAAGCATCCTGTCTCGCATGAGACGATGCTAAGTTACATATTTCCGTGACTGAACTCATTATTTAACTTCTTTCTCTTTTTCTTTTAAAAAAGATTCTACTTCTGGTTTTTTACCGGTTCCTTCATAGCCAAGTTCTTTTGCCTTTTTAAGCATATCTTTATATTCCATTGGCTTTTCTTCTGGCTTTACAACCAAATTAGGATTTTGCTCCTGAGCCTTAGCTATTTTAGAATTAGCCGCAGTAGCAACTTTTAATTCTTTTGTAAGTCTTGCAACTTGTTCTGCTGGAGTTTCTCTTAGAGCGTTTGTCTCTCTAGCAGCTTCTTGTTCTTTTTTATAATCTGATAATAGCTTCCAAGAACCTGGTTTCTTTTCAGCGTATGATTTATCAAGAATAACAACTTCTCCTCTTTTGTACAGTTTACCCTGTGCATAAGAAGTTCCTTTTCTTGATGTATTAATATATTCTGGCATAATGCCCTCCTTTGTTATAATCAGTTCCCCCGGTTTCCCAGGGGAGTGATTTAGTTAGTTAAAACTTCTTTTGACCAATCCAAACTGAAACACTACCGGCACTCGCCACTGTGTTAACAGCTCTAATATATTGTCTAACAGACACAGGAAGAAGTAAAGATACTCCCACTCCAGCGTCAGCTCCACTAGCAAAAGTATGTGATAATATTTCTGCATAAGTTGAGTTGTCAGCACTATCTTGGATAGCCACTTTCAATGCACCAGTCGTGTCGCCTGTGATTTCTATGTTAACATAGTTCGCAGGAGAGTTTGTCTCAGTGCTTGATTCTGTAGTTTGAGGAAATTTAATAACAGCACTTGTTGCACTTGCTACTAAATCATCATCAAACATTTCTAAGCCAAATACTCCAACCATAGGCGTGTAGTACGCATTTGTCTTAGCATTAGCTCTCATATCGATACAAGCTTTTAAGTTTCTTGAAGCGTAAGCTTTAAGCTTGTTTCTTAAATGAGCTGGGAATTGATTTATCATCAAGATAAGATTATCTTCATCAAATATTGTAGAAGAAGGAGAAGCAACGTTAATATTTGCAATTCTTCCTCTAGCTCTATCGTCTTTGATTACAAGACCTCCAGAAATTCTTGTTTCGTGAGTCACGTACTCAATGAAACCACCTTCTTCAAGAACTGTTGTTCCGTCAGTGTCATAAACTGTATCTGTCCAAGAAGGAACGATACCTTTATCTTTCATTGTAATACCAGCATTTGTTCCTCTGCCATAAGCAACTGAACAACCTCTAGCAACATCCCAAGCAAGAACGTACATAGATGTTAAATCTCCTGTACTATCTCCATTATCAATAACAAATTCGCCATCAACAGTAGATGTATACGCAGCGATACCTTTCATTTCTTTACCGATACCTGTTCCATAAAGCATTTGAGTATCGAAATCTTGAGCTATTCCACTAACGTCTGCTTGAATTTCGTTATTCAAGTATTCTTGTGGGTTTGGTGATTTAGCTAAAATGTCAGCATCAATTCTTGTAACGATTGCACGTTCTTCGATTTGAGTAGTTTCCATTCTAACGCCACCTTTTGTAGCTTTTCTTCTCTTGTTACCAACAACGATTGTTGACTCTGGTAGATATTCTCTAACAGTGAAGTCATGATATGTTACGTTACTAGCTTCTTGTACTGGAGCATCTCTCCAGAATGCAGTTTCTCTGTCTAATATTTCGCCGACAACTTGATAGTTACCGTCTCTACCGACACCAGAAAGTACATCTTTAATGTTACCAGCTTGTTCTGTAATTTTTACTGTAGCCATTATTATTTCCTTTCTTTAAGTGCATCCATAGTCTTGTCGAAATTCATCATATTTTTACCATATGCGTCTTTCTTAGGACCTGTAGGCACATTCTTTTTATTGTTTATATGAACCTCAGCATCACTTCTCTCTTTAACGATTTTTAATAAACCCTTAGCAATCGCCGGATCTTTCACATCCAACGCTTCCTTCAAGCCTAACTCGTTAGCAAGTTCTTCAACGCCTTTTACGTTAGCTTCATACTCTTTACCAAAATCAGCGTCACTTTTTAATGTCGCTTCATTTTCTTTAGATTTAGTTTCAGCCGTTGCAACAGCATCCGCTTCATTCTTCACAGCCTGTTCTGCACCAATATCTTTAAGCATAGTGATTAACTTATCGTGGTTCTCTTGCGAGCCCACAATATCACTAAACTCAGACTGCTGTTCATCGTTAAGGATTGTATCCTCAGGATAAACGATATCGGTAGCTGGTTTGTCTGGATCGACTTCATCTTTGTCGTCCCCAGCTTCCTCCTTGTCGGCAGGGTCAGTTATTTCTTCTTCCTTAGCTTCTGGTTTTAACTCATCAGGTAATTCTACCTCAAGTTTTTTCTCTTCCACTACAGGTGTTTCTGTTTCTACTACTTCTTCAGTATTTTCAATTTCATCACTCATTTAAGTTTATCTCCTTTTTCATTTCTTGATATAGAGCCGCATGTCCTGTCATTAGCTCTTGTTTAACGAGTAAAGCAACCCTTGTCAATTCTGGGTAAGGCTTTTCTCTTGTATCTATAATCTCTGTAATGTCTTCTCCTAAAAATTCAAGACAAAAATCATAAAATTCTTTTCTACTGTGGGGATTTGCTAATAAATGTTTCATTATCTTTCTCCCATCATTTGCGCTAACATATTTTCACCAGTTGTATTTGCCTGACTAAAGTCCTTGGCAGCTGCACCGGCACTTTCAAATGCTTCGGCTTGTTCTTTTTGAGCTATCATTTGTTGTTGTTTAGCTCTTTGTGCTCTTATTCCATCAACTGTTTCTTGGCTGTTCACTGTATCAACAGGAACGTCCATTTTCTCTGCTATATGTTTCATTATTTCATCGCCATTTACCCAATCAAGAGAACCAGGTTTGACCGCTTCTACTCCTGCGGACAGCTGTATGTATCTTTCTAACATACTCAAATCAGCTAGAGCTATTGATTGGAATGTGGTTCCGTGATAATCAATGTCAATAGTTTTGCCTTGTAATGACTCTGGAGCATCTGGTAATTCTCCTCTTTCTCCAAGAGCTATATATGTAGTTGTTATGATTGGCTCAAGGAAATCCTTTTGCCATCTCGTAACAATTCCACCAAGCATCTGAAGCTTCTCACTATTTCTCGCAGCAGCTTCTGTTGCACTCATAGTCTTATCAGCACCTAACATAGCAAAGAACACATCATTATAGAAGTATGTGTATAGCCTTTGTTCTATTTCCTTAATATTTTCTCTAGCTTCTCTTGTATCATAATTGATTTGGAACGCAGCTGTGACTGCATCCTTGCCATCAACAAAGATAGGTTTACCAGCACTTAAATCCGTTTTCTGTTTTCTCATAGAAGTGGGCAATTTAACATTTGGTAATATTTTCTTGCTTGAAGCTTTAGCTAAATCTCTCTCATATTTTTGAAGCATTTTTATATCGCCAAGAGCTGTAATACCAACGCCGACTCCATAAGGGTCTGATCCAAACTTATCCCATCTAGCCACGAAGTAAGGGAAGTAAGACATACCTTTCATTTCAAGCAAGCCATCATGGCATCCCTCGATAAAGTAAGCCGATACAAATGGTTTGTTGTATTTATTCTCCCAAGCTTCTAAATAGTTATTGTTAGGTTCCACTGAATGCCAAATAGTTACATCTTGGTCGTACTTACCTTGCATAATCGCAATCTTGTATTTGTTAGGAACGTTATCTAGCCCGAACATTTGTTCTAATTGTCTGAGGTCCAGAGTGAAATGTCTGTACAAAACATCAACTTCTCCATCTACATTGTCCTCAATATAAAACTCTCCGATAGTAAGTGGTCTAAACCTCATAGGTTTTCCGCTTCTTTTCTTAACCATATATGAAGCACCGACACCATATGTTTGAGCTTCAAGATAAACGTTATTTAACGTAGGATGAAGATTTGCATCTTCAAATGTATCGTACTCAACGTTTTCCACTTCTTGGAAATATCTCTTTTCTTCTCTAGTAGGCTTTTTATTTCTTTGGTTCATCTTGAACCACCTAACGGCAGGAGATGTAAAGTTTGATCCAAGCATAGTAGCTAAAGTTATGTTATATTTATAAGGCATCGTATTTATGATGTCTTTAAAGTATTGGTTTTTCAATCTTTTAGGATCATCTTCTTCAAAGTTGCCAGTATTTGGCGCAAGCCATCTTCTAAGCTCTTTATATCTCTTTTTCTTGACATCAAAAACAGCCCTAAGTTGCCCTAGTCGACCAACATAATACTGTATGTTTTTGTCTTTATCCACCAATTACCTCACTTACACCGATGTTTTCTCTACCAGTTTTCACTTCTGCCCCAGTAGTCGTAGCTGAACCCAATGCTTTAAGAGCATTTGACGCATCTATTCCTTGAGCTTGACCAGTAGCGATACTTTCTTGTTTTGTCAATCTTGATTCTTTATCAGCAACTATTTTCTCTTGGGCCGCTTTTCTTTCTCCAGCCGCCTTTGATTTAGCTGCTTTTCTTTCTTGATGCGATTGTGAAGCGCTTGATGCTGCTCCAGCCGCTATTGCCCCTACTATTAAAGCTGTTTCAATTCCCACTATAGTTCCTTTCTTACAGATGCAACATCTTTATAACCACACCTGTCTAACATTTTATATATCTGTTCATCATTATAACTTATTTCGCATCCAAATGAAATTGATTTACAGCCATTTTCCTTGGCTGTAGTCTCGACAATACTTAATAAGTTTTTAAATTCTTTGTAATTTCTAAATTCAGGCTTTAAATAGAATGATACAATCATCCCAACCTTCTTGTTTACCATGTTATTACTGCACAATAGTAAACAATATCCTTTATCCATAACCTCTATCTGGCTGCACAATGGAGCTATTGTTTTTACATAATCGTAGTTGATGTCTAGGTCTAGGTCTTCTTTAACTATCTCTGTCCACTTTTCCACTTTATCCATGTATAGCTCCTTCCTGCCTCTAGCTTAAATGTTTTTTATTGAATTGTCAACCCCCACGAAGTAATTAATTGAAATTTCGTATTTCTTATCCTTCAAATCGTCCATAGTTATTGTCTCAACAGGTAACTTATTAGGTTTGGTAATAGTCATGTTTACACCTTCAGCATTCAAATAGAAATGCTTTACCTTGTTGTTTATGCCAATACATTCTAATTCATAATCGCCAACCTTTAAAGTCTCTTTTAATTCTTCTGGCTGCTCAGTATATACATTTATGCGAGCATCTCCGTTTACATAAGAGCTGTAATATCCGACTCTTCCTTTAATTAATTTCTCTTTACTCTCTAACGTATAAGTTAGTTTACTCAAATGGGTCTGTATCATCTACTACTACTCCTTGTTCCTGGTTAAAATCTTCAAACGATGGCGCTTTTTCTGCAAACCTAAGCATCATCAACAAATATCTAAGAGCATCTAATCTATCATTATCCTTATCAGCGCCCTTTACTTTTATCGGTTTCCCGTCTTCACCATATCTATATATGGCAATCTCATCAAACAGCCCATCAAGCCAAGGGGCTATCTTTAGCCTTCCTGTTGACATTCTGTCTCTTATCATCTCTAATCCCGGTTCCACGTGAAACCCAGAAGCTGGAGGAGCATGTGTTGCGTGTAGCCTTAGCATATTTATGCTTTCTTGCCTGTACAACTCACTAATCGTGAAGCCAACTCCTGAAAAATCTATTTCATTGACTGTATGACTTGATCCTGAGTTACATCCACCATCGTGTGGGTATGCTATCGGACACCATCCTTTATATTTTCTCATCTGGGAAGCAATAAATTCTCTCGATTTATGTTGAGTTGTTATCTCGTGTGTTATATATACCACATCTCTGGCCTTATCATAGCAGCCATACAGAACAGAGTTTTGGTGACTACCTTTACCAAAGTCAATCCCACCAATCCAAGCCATTCTACGCCCGCCTTCTACTGGAGCGCCTTCTAGTTCCGGTCTTGAATATGGATATATCTGTCCAGAACCCATGCTTGGGATACCTTCTAGCCTTGCTTTTCGTACATGAGCTGGAGAATTTTTATATCTTTTCTCAGCCATTCTTATCTTCTCAGGTGTCATATGAGGCACTTCATAGATACTCATAGTAAATAGAGCTTTATCTGGATCATCTTGGTTCCAGAATTCCTGAACAAGTGCTGTCATACCGAGTAATGGAGTAAACGCCATAATCATTCTACCACCTGTGGCAGACAGACGAGCTTTTAATTCCTCAACAATATCAGAAGGAGGTTCTTCATCAAGATAAATAAAGTCAACTGGTTCTGATTGCAAAACAGTTTTACCCTGGGAATAAGATTTGAATTTAAGCGTTACTTCAAATGGAGGTATATCTTGTTCAGGGAAGCCACAATGCTTTACTACAGCATAGTTCACAAACCCAGGAACGCCACTTAATGTCTTGAATTTTCTTACATTCAACCTTTCAACAGGTATATTACCGTCCTTAAAGAAGTTTTCCTTACTGCCAATCATTCTTTTCTGTAGCAGATCACGAACGATATCATATGACGTACCAAGTATCCATATATTCATCTCATAAATACCCGTTTGGGCATTGTATCTAGGCATTATCTTTACGCCTTTGTACCAATCAGGATAAACTCCTGACGCATGAAATGCTGTCTCCATACCTGCCGCTACAGATTTACCAACTTGGTTTGCACCGGATTTTCTTATAAGGCTCATACAGACCGAAGTTACTTCTTAATTCATCATCTATTTCTTGAATTAAACGTTTCTTATCATCCTTAGTTAAAGAGTCTAGGAATTCTTGGCTGAGTGGTTCATCAAACATTCTTTAAACTCCTTTAATACGTTTTGATCTAATCCATAGAAATTGTTCTGGGTATTTTCTATCTTTTTAACTTCGCTCTTTTTATCAATGCCTTTATCCTTAGCTAACATACCGTGCAATAGCTGTGAGCCTTTCATCTTAATTATGTTCTCTTCCTCTACACCATCCACTGCATTAGCATAATTAGCGCCTTGCAAGATATCATATTCCAGTTTATGTATCATATCAACAAAAGCTTGGTCTTTATCTTTCAGCATCATAACAAATTCACTATAACTTGGATAATCTGCCATGCCATACTTGTGTCTATTGCTTAACAATACAGCTAACGGCTTGCGGTGAGTGCATATCTTTTCTTCTAAATTACGGAATACTGACATGTTATCAGCTTCATCTGTGCTCATTATGTCGCTCTCAGCTGTAATGGTTAGTTCGTTAGTCATTTATATGTCGCCTCTATTTTCTCCATACAAGCCTCGCATATCTGCTTCTCGAAATGCTTACCCCCCACCGTGTTCCCACCGTGTTCTTCTAGCATAAAAAAGAAATACTTACCACTTACCTTATCTTCCGTAGCGGTTCTTGCCACTTTACCACACAAATCACAGGTTACAGTTTCTTTGGTTTCTACTTTTTTCACCTAATCCTCACTCTCTTACGATTTGCTTTTAGTTGACAGACCTTACACCAAGATGCTGTTCTATAGAAGTCATCCTTTTCTAGTATCTGATTACATTTACTACATTGTTTCATTTCTCTCTGAGTGCCATCTGGCTGTACAAGTATTACTTTCATACGAACCTTGTCTTTCTGCACTTAGAACAAACCTTAACTTCTTTACTATATATATAGAACTTACCTTCTTGCCATAAGTGTTTGCAGAATAGTCTCCTCATCTTTATTTTGTATTTTTTATTTATCATATCTCAACCTTATCATTATAAAAAGAGTTTGTCAATCTTTTTATATAAAAAAAGACTACCAACCGATAAAATCTAGCTGATAGCCTTTCCAAAGTGATTTAGAAATTCGCCCGAGCGATTCTTAAATCTTTACTACTTGATAGTAGCAATAGTTGCACCGTTCTCATTAACGATATAAGTTACGCCATCAGGAATAAAGTATTTCTTTTCTTCACACTCTGGGCAGAAATAGCTTAACAGATTATATTCTTCTTGGTGTTCAGATAGAACATATCCTCCATAGACTAATTCTCCGTCTAAGTGCAATTTAGATGTTACATACTCTATAAAAGCCTCATATAGGTCTAGTTCTTGCTTCTTAGCGAACTCTTGAAGTTTGTCAGTGCTTATTTTAAAAGCCTCTGTTTGAACATCTATTGCCTCTTTAATGACAAAGTTTTTTCCTTCTGGTAGTTGATACGATTTTATATATAGCATAGTTGTAGTCCTTTCTTGTTGTTGTTGTGGTCGCAGAAACAGTATAGCCTATAGTAAAGTAAATGTCAACCCCTTATTAAAAAAGACTACCCTTAATTAAAGATAGTCTTCTCTTAAATTTGCCAATAAGTTATAGCAATATAATGCGATAGCTTAAATTTTACCTTTCGTTTTAGTGGGCTGTTATAAGAATTGAACTTATTTCTCCCCGTCCTAGCGGAGCGTTTTAACCATATAAACTAAACATAGACCCATAATATTGAAGAGGCAAGGGACTTACCATACCTAAACAATATATACTATACGATTATAATATACTGTTGTCAATCTTTTTATATCCTAAATCTTTCAATGCTTTATCTAAACAACTAAAGCAAGCAGAACAAATATCATAGTAGTCATATATAGATCCTGGAGCATTTGCTCTATTTTCAACGTGCTTGTCTATTCCAAGACTGTGCCAAGCTTCGTTACTATCGTCAAGTTATATTTATTGTTTGTCATAGTTTTATTTGAGAAAAAATGTGGGTTGGGGAGTTATACTATAACGAATTGCTTTACGTTCCGACCCCCACCCCCTCGCCGTATATATACAATTCGCCTCTATATGCCACGAACAACGGCTATTCTCACGCCCTTCATGGATCTATAGCATACAACTGCACCATGCACAATGCATAAGCGCATAAAAAAACCCCCAATTAAGGGGGCTTTAATCATTAAGCTTGGATTACATATGCATTGTTGGAGCTTGTCCCATTGTATTGCCTTGTGTTGGTCTTGGTTGATATGTAACCTCTTGTGCTGGTGCTGGTCTGTTCTCCATCTCTTTAACATTAGCAACTGATTGACTGGCTCTCTGCTCTCTTTGTGCTTGCATAACTTCAGCCTCTCCAATCTCTCTTGGTCTTTGATAACCTTTAGGTCTAAGAGTTGAGTGCCATAAGTTACTAACATCTGCCTTTATACCATTAAACTCAGCCCTTAAACCTGGGCTTGGTGGTAGTCGCCTATTAGTTACGCCATAAACAATTCCCAATCCTGTCCCTTGTGCTATATCAGTTCCAACTTTACTCGCTACCATTAGTACTCTCATTATTTCTTTAAACATAACTAGCCTCTCTTTCTTCTTCTATTGTTTCAGCGATTATCTTATCTAAGTATTCAATCATTTCTTGATCTGTCATAATCTTTTCTCCTTTCCATACTTAATTATACCATGTTTTAGCACTAAATACAAGAATAAAACTAATAATAATCACTTGACTTATGTTTAATATTATGTTATACTTAATTAAGAAACAAGAAACCGATTCGCATTAAAGGAGAATGATTATGAGATGCTTTACACTTGAACAGATAACAGATGCAGGTTATGACATTGCAACGGCCGAATATCACAAATCATTCGGACATTATATGTTCAGAGATTATGGACTAAAGAATAATGTTTGTTATGAGGATCTAAAGGCCGTAAGGCTTGCCCCTAACAAATGGGGCATATTTGCTAAACCAAACGCAAGGCCTTTTACAGATGAACCAATGTTACCGTTAAACAACCAACCAATAAGGAGAAAATGAAAATGGATATTTTAGCAATTATATTTATAGGCGTAGTGTTAGCATTTTTACTTGGCATGCTGATAGCAGGATTAACCGAATTAATAGATGATAATTAAACAATAAGGAAAACACAATGAAAAAGCTAACAATAACATTATGGATAATCGGCTTAATATTTTTATTAAGAATGGTGTGTTAAAAATAACACTGTAAGATTTAAGAAAAATTAAGAAAAATTTCAAAAGTTTATTTTATTTAAAAAAGTAAGAATACCTATATTATTTACTTCTTAATTCCCAAGTATAAAATTATTAGATTAAAGCCAATATTATTGTA